GCGGCGGCCAGCCGACATTCGTCGCGACCACCATCTCCTTCTTCTCGTTGACACGATCAAGCGTCGGCCCTGCGAGAGCCCCTGTCGACCACAAAACCGTCAATACCGCCGAAACTACCGCCAGCCGTCTCATCGATGCCGTCTCCACTGGATGTTCTCTGATCTCCGCCCCGCCGGCCATGCCGGTGAACGGTCTTGTCGCGTATCTTTTAGTGAATGCTTACATATAGCAAGGGGAGAGCGGTGGTATTTCGTGATTATGCGAGAATGAGTGTATTCGATGAGGGCGAGGCCAGGCGTGCGCAGCTACTCCAGGTCCGGTATTTCCCCAGCCTGATACAGCACCTGCGGCGGCCCATACTCGCCCAGCACCGGGTCCGCGTCGCGGCTCCAGGCCACGACGCCGGCGTGGCTAGCTGCCAGCGCCTTTGCCTCTCGTACAGCCCGCTCTGCCGTATCGACCTGGCGGGCATCGAAAGCCGGGACCAGATCGCCCTCGTCGTTCTTGTTGAAGGCTGCGAGCACGATCAGCTTGCCGCTGTTGGACATGGCGTTCTCCCGTTCATGTTCTCGTTGCTATTACAGAAGAGGCGGCGGCTGCGCGGTTCGCATTGCGAAATCAGCTGACCACCGGACGAAAAGTTGCGGACCGGCGGCTGCTTCCCATCTGCTTACCCTGGAACTGGGCCGAGCAGCTTCACTAATTTCGAGAAATCAGAAGATTGGCGCACCCGACAGGATTCGAACCTGTGACCTTTGGAATCGGAATGCAGACGTGAATAGTTTCCTGTTGCTTCCTGTTGTTTACTCCAAACGGATTTTGTGATCAATCTCAACCGGTAACGGCTTTCTCCGGTTACAACGGTTGGGACTGAGTTTTCCGCGATTTGCTTCCTGCCGCTTCCTATATGCTTCCTGTAACGGTGAGGTGCTTCCTGTGGCGAAGCTGACAAAGAGACTGATCGACGCCCTGGAGCCTAGAGATAAGGACTATTTCGAGTGGGACGACGAGCTTCCGGGATTTGGGGTTAGAGTATGGCCCACCGGACGCAAGACCTACGTTGCGCAATACAGGGCAGGGAAGCAGACGCGCCGCTTCAAGATCGGCACACATGGCGCTCTGACCGTCGAGGAAGCACGCAAGCAGGGCAAGACCGTACTTGGCGATGTCGCCAGAGGCGAGGATCCACAACAGGACCGCGCCACCCGCCGCAAGTCCCTGACCGTCAAAGACCTCTGCGAAACCTATTTCGAGGCTGCCGACAAGGGGCTCGTCTTCGGCAAGCGCGGGAAGCCCAAAAAGGCGTCAACGCTCTATGTCGACAAGGGCAGGGCGAAGCGCCACATCATCCCGCTTCTCGGCAACAAACTGGTGCAGGATCTAACCACGGCCGATGTCGTCAAGATGATGCGTGATGTTACCGTGGGAAAGACGGCGGTCTCCGAGAAGACGGACAAGCTGAGGGGCAGGGCGGTCGTCGAGGGCGGAGCCGGCACCGCGTCCCAGTCCGTCACGCTCCTAAGTGCGATCCTCACCTATGCCGCATCAGAGGGTATTGTTCCCCATAACGTGGCACGGGGTATCCAGAAACCAGCCGTAGGGAAGCGTACGCGGCGATTGGACGCTGCGGAGTACAGATCCCTAGGAAAAGCGCTAGACGCCGCTAATGAGGAGATATGGCAGGCTGTGGCCGGTATCCGTCTTTTCCTCCTGACGGGCTTTCGATTGAGCGAAATAGCCGGACTGAAATGGTCGGAGGTCGACGAGCGAGGAAGTTGCTTCCGTCTGGACGACTCGAAGGAGGACGCTTCCGTTCGTCCGGTCGGCCGTCCAGTGTTCGAAGTTCTCTCTACCATTCCCCGCCAAGCCGGCAGTCCCTACGTGCTTCCTGGACCAAGGAGCGAAGACGGTCATTACACGTCGCTCGACGAAGCTATCGGACGTCTGACGAAGAAGGCGAACATTACCGGTGTGACGTCTCACACCTTGCGGCACAGCTACGCCTCAGTGGCTGGCGATCTAGGCTTTACGGAAATCACCATCGCGGCTCTGCTCGGTCACGCTGCAGGGAATGTCACCCAGCGATATGTCCATCATCTGGATAGCGTGCTGATCGCAGCCGCCAACAAGGTGTCAGGTGAGGTGCACCGGATGATGACCGGCAAGACCGCGAAGATCGTCGAGCTGCCTAGGCGGGCCTAGTCCTTTTTCTCTGGCTTTGACTCGGCGAACGAGAACGGATCGTTCTCATCGAAATCAATCTTAGAGAAGTGGTCATCATCGAACGGGCTTTCGTTCTTGTCGCGCCAGTCGTCGAGTTCCTGCTCCTGCCAGTGCAGTAAGCGCTCCGCGACCATTCCTCTGAACCCTGAGGGCATATCAAGCTTACGGCGATAGATCTGATCCAGCGTCGCCTGGATCTCGGCTATCAGGTTTTCAACGCCCTCGTCTGGGTTTTTCGAATCCTTCAGCATCGAGACAAGGTTCGCCAACTCTTCGACGCGCTCGTCAAACGTGATCTTAGCGGGGAACTCCTTCTCCAAGACCCAAACGATCGCCTCGTTCATAGACATGCCCGCCCTTTCCGACTTTGCCTTGATGCGTTCGCGCATTCCTGGGGGCAGGCGCAGCATGAACTTATCGTATTCGCGGACGAGCGTTTTTTTGGCCATTTGAAAAATCCGGGGGCAATGGTGTCACGCGTGACGCATTCGTCTTGACTAGAACACCCTTCTAGGGAATATTCCAGTGGTGTCACGCATGACACTACGTTTACCGGAATAGGAGTTAAAGAAGGATGAACGACGAAAAACCCCGCCTGCGTCGGTCTGAGGTGTCGGAATACATGCTGCGCAAGCACGGCATTCCCGTTGCGCTCGCCACACTCGCCAAAATGGCCACAGTTGGTGGTGGCCCTGCCATGCAGCACTGCGGTCGCATCCCGCTCTACCACGTCAATGATCTGGATGCTTGGGCTGAGGAGCGCCTGTCCAAGCCGGCCCGCTCGACCTCGGAGCGCGCGGCATGATCACCACCACCCAGAAAGCGAAGGGCCCGGCCAGTGTTACAGCACCGCCGAGCCTTGGTTCAACCTCACATAGGGACGCGAAAATGAACGAGGTAATGAATACCACGGCCGCGGCGGCCAAGTCAAAGCCGACGGATAAGCAGATCGTCGACGCCATGGATGACCTTATGGCCGACGTCCACTTCCTGACCACGGCCGCCATGGTCGCCGACGAATACACCACGAAGGAGTTCCGGTCGGGCAATCATGGCTGCTTCCTCGACCACTGCCAGCTCGACAAGGATCAGGTGGCCGGCATCCTCTACATGCTGAGGCACGTCCGCGACCTGGCCGACAAACTCGAAGCTTCGTGGGAAAAGGCGTTTGGGCTGGAGGGTGGCCGATGAACACTTCCAGCCTCAGCACACGCAAGATCAGCGACATCGTTGATCTTCTGAACTCGACGCAGGGCCTCAATGAGGCGCTGTTCATGGCGGCCGGCGATAGCGCCCTGACAAGGGCTGCGAGCAACGCTCTTCAGGCGTTGTCCGGCGAGATCAACAACAAGCTCCTGGTCATCGAGGATCGGCTCAACGAGCTTCGGGAGGTGCTCGCATGATCAAGGTCACGGCAGACCATATCGACAACGTGCACGACGCCTTGAACCTGATGCAGATCGTTAGCGACCGATTGTTGCATGGAGAGATAGGCGACAATGAAGCTAGCAGCATGTCTTGGCTGCTGGGCAGCACGAAGAAGCGCTTGGAGCCCGTTCTGCACCTTCTCGAAGAGGTCGAATACAGGCAGGAGAATCGGCGGCCGGCGGACCTCGCTCTCGTCAGTGAGATAGCCGACCTGCAGAAGCGCTTCGACGCTCTCAAAGCGAAGCTGGAGGGCGCAGCGTGATCCCTCCAGAGCACTCCCAGTCCGCCGCGGTTAAACAGGAGGCCTTTCGTGGGCTTGTCTATCGGAGGGCCGAGGATTGAGCGCTAGTTCCGTTAAATGGGCTAGGCGACAGATCATAGATGACGGGACACTTCGTTCCGTCCTGATGGTCATCGCTGAGGCAGACAAAAAAGGCGTCTGCGAGATTTCTCAGCCCACGATTGCGATGCGGTCGGGCCTGAAAGATCGGGCCGTCCGCAATGCTGTCCTCCTCCTCGAATCCTTTGAAGTGATCACACGCCAGCGAAACAGGAACTGGTCGAAGCGTGGCCGAGCCGCCGACGTCATCGCTCTGGCAACCGATCGTGACTTCACCCTGACTAAGGACAAGATCATGTCATTCCGAAGCATGGGACCAACCGGCACGAGATGCCGCATAATCGCCGCTGATCAACCGGCACCAGATGCCGGTGCGCCCACGAAGAAAAATGCCCCCACCGTATATAAGGAACGCGCGCGCAGCGTAGAGATAGAAATCTCCGTGGGTAAATCGTCTTTCCCGTGTTCGACACGAGTACGGTTTGACAGAGGGCGAGCCAAGTGGCGAGCGCTGCTAACTGTGTCAGGCATCACGATGGACCTCGGTCGTTTCGACACTCAGGCGGAGGCAGACGCTTATGCCTGCCAGGCTGAGGCAGACGTTCGCCGCACGTCCACCGCCAAGGTTGGAGCGCCCAGTTTCCCTTTGGTCTCCTTTTCCAGAGCGAAGATGATTGCTCCCACACTTGGGGGATGGCTGTTTGGCGACGAAAGTGAATCCTCCTCCAACGGCGCCGGCGCAGCCGGTGCTTTGGGTCAAGGGGCGAAGCTCCTTGCGGGTTTGGGCGGAGCCCATGGAAGTACGGAGTATGACGCTGCGCGCGCGTGCGCGACCGACAGGAGGGCATCATGACGAACTGCAAATTGATCCCGTTTCCGCTTGCGGCGCGGGTCGGGAAGGTGCGGCGCTGCGCAGAAGTTCTGCAGGGTTCTCCGAACCAAGCCACTCGCGACGCCTACTGGCGAAAGACTGTCGATCACCTCCGAGGCAAGCTCGACGACCTCGGCCTGACCGAAGGAGAGGTTCGCCGGGAGATCCACTCGTTCCGCTTGGCTGTGCAGCAGGAGTATCTACGGCGCGACTATGTGATCCACTATGGCGCGGGCAATGCCCCGGACGGTGCAGCATGACAAATCTAGTCACCCTCGAACCCGGCCAGTGGGTCCTGGCATTCGCCCAGCCATACTTCTACCCGGGCTCCAACATGGCCGAATGGCTCGAGCGCTTCACGACATGGGGCGGCGGCTGGGACGGACATAGCGCCAGCGAGATCTTCGTCGTGCACCAAGCCCTGAAGGTCATGCCGAAGACGTATATGGCGCAGGACTGGCGCCGCGGCGCTTCTGCGACCGATGTCATTCGCTATCCCCGGGAGAACGTTGTTCAAGCGTTGCCAACGCAAGCGCAGGCGATCGCACTCCGAGACCGGTTCCACGCGATCGGCGTCAAGGCGACGGGAGACATCGAGAAGGAGGCCACCCGGCTCATCCGGTCGTACGCCGCCAGACGCGAGGCGAAGGCGCTGAAGGAAATCCACGCCTGCCTGCCTCACATCTTCAGGAGGGATGCATGATCCTCCTCGACCTCATCAAGCTTAAATGCCGCCTCTGGTGGCGGAGGGTGATGCTGTGAGCACGATCCTGAACGTCACCCGCAACGACGAGGGGCAGTACCAGATCACCGACCAGCGGGGGAAGGTAGTCGACGGCCCGTTCGAGACGAACGCCGCTGCCTGGAGAGCACTTGATCGTCTCGACAACGAGGCTGCGGTACCGAAGCACCGTAACAACAAGCCGGTGCTGTGGGGCAAGCCTGACCAGAAGCCGAAGTCAAAGAAAGCGCGGCGCAAAGAGAAGCTCCGACAGGAGCGCGCCGATCACCGGATGAAGGTCAACGCCTCAAAGGCAGTCGGGTGGATCCGCGGTGTGGCTGCGGCCAAATTCGACCCCGCCGGCGAGCGGGCGTACCGGGACAGCAAACTAGGAACGTTCGGCGCCGCCTCGGAGGTCAAACGGATCGATCCGGCCGAGTACCTTGCGGCTAAGGCGCGGGGTGAGCCTTGATCAGCACCAGAGGCGTCAACTTCCATCGCTTTCTTGAAGGCTATGGCGTTCGGGTTAAGCCCTACCACGAGAGCCGGACACCCCGCCCGGCGAACGTGGTGTATGGCGGTCGCGTGGTTCGGCGGCTCCTTCAAAAGGATGCCGACCGATGCGGCCTCACCATTCGCTGCATTCAAGCCAGCAATCCGACCTGCTTTGATGATGTGATCGTCTACTCGGTCTGGAATGTGATCGGGGTTCATTTCGCCACGAGCAGGGCTGGCACTGCGATTTCGGCCTTCGCCCGCGTCGACCTGCACGAGATCAAGAAGCGCGCTCAGCGGCTCTGCTCGGGCGACAGCGGCAGGCTGGCGAAAACTGCCACGACAATCAGCATCCTCCTCGCGCAGGAGATCATCGACAGGGACGAAGCTGCATGAAGATCGACGAAACCACGGCCATCGTTCTCGAGCGCCTAATCGAGGCCATGGAAACTGACATCGCTTTGCCCATCAGGATCGGCCCGAAGGCTTTCGGCTCAGCGATGCCGGATTATGTCCAGAGCCATAGCGAGTGGTTCGCAAATCAGCGTGAGGATTTGGCGGAGACCGGCGGAAAGCGGACGCACTACTACGAGGCGGCGGAGCGACGGAAAACCGAGCGAAGAGCGAAATGCACCAAAGAGCGCATCACCCGGATGGAAGAGGCGTTCGGGTGGGTACTGACGCACGTCGCCGACGCAGAGCGGCGGAAGGTGTTGCTGGCCTATGCCGAGGTTAAAGCCCGCGGGTGGCAATGGGAGCGTTACCTGCAGCACCGCAACCGGCGCAATCCGACAAATAATGCGTGGGTGAAACGAACGGCGCAGAGGTGGATAGTCCTATCGCTTCAATCAATTGCGGAAAGTATCCCCAAGAGCAACGCATTCTTGGCGACCGACCCGGCTTTACTGTTGGCCCAGATTGAGGGAGAAAGCACGGGCAAATCAATAAGATCGGATTTGCGTTCGTGGATGTCACCCGATGGGAAGCCGACGCTCCGGCGGTCGATGTAAATCCGGGCTCCACGGTTGGCCCCAATCCGGGCAATTCGCCCGACCGGTGGATGGCCTCTGGGAAGCCCACTGACCAAAGCACTAGTTTGCCGGAAGATGTCTATCCGGCGACCTGCCTCCGCAGCACCACCCGGGTTAGCGGTGTCCTTCGCTTCCGCATGACCCCGGCGCTTGTCATTGAATATCCCCCACCTATACGTTTAGGGAATCAAGCAGGGGGCGCACGTGATGAGCGACGATGGAGAACTGACGCATTACCTGAACTGTGATGTGGAGCTTCAGCTCACGGGCCCCACGGTTGCCGTCAACAACAAATGGGCTGCTGACGCGCTTCGGGCATTGGCTGATCGCATTGAGAGGGGCGAGTTCGACGATGGCCACCACGTCGTGACCGATAGGGTCGGCAAACCGATCGGAACGATTTACGTCGATTATACTGAAGGTGAGGATGTTTAGCGGGAGAAACGCTCGAGCCTGCAACCGCTTGAATGCCTCCTCGTAGTCCTAGCGATTGCGCGAGTAAACCTTTCATGGCATCCGCGCCCGAATTGGCCGGAGGTTCCGATGGCGGATGGCACGCAACAACCGAATTACGAACTGATCGGCATCTTAGTGCTGACCGTCATCGTCAGCATGAGCTTTTGGTGGGCGAACGCTTAGCAAGTTATCGTCTCGGCATGGCATAGCCATATCAGCACTGGCTACGGCTGGGCCGCTGTAGCCTTCGCACCGATCAAGCACGTTGCTGCGCTGGTGCCCGCAGCGACAAACCGTGTGGACGATCTTGCTGAAGCCGCCTCATCCAAAAGACGTAGTGCGCTGCACCAGTTCGCCTAATGATCGGCGATCGTTCCGCGACCGTTCGCTCAGGTTTAGCAACCTACGATATGCGCTATTCAGCCCACCCCGTTCACCCGGCGGTGGAGTTCTCGACAATCGACAGGGCAGCGCGAAGGAGAGTGGCGACGTCCTGTGTTTCGTCGTCCGCATATGTCGATCGCAGTCTGGAAACGATCTCGGAGTTTATGCTTCGCCCGCTTAGCTTGGCTGATGCCTCTATGCGGCCTTTCAGTTCTGGCGGAAGGCGAATCTTCAGCTGAGGGGCTTCGCTACTCATCGCCGCCCTCATGAGCAAAGCGGGAGCCGCGGGTGTCCTCCATATCCTTGAGGTTCTTTACCATCCCAGCGGTAACAAGGCGTCGAATAGCTTCACCTCTGGAGCGGATACGATTGGCAAAGGACCAGTCGTCAATCATCTCCAGTTCGGCTTTGCTCATCATGACGACCACGCGTTGGTCCATGAGATCGTCAACGGGTTTCTTGCCGGGGGCCATCGCAGCACCTTTCTGTGGCGTGTTGGCAACGCTGTGACATTGTGCCAACAGTGCAATCATATCAAGCCCGGCGGTGGGCTTTCGTATTTGGAGAGAGCGATGACGGAGCCAGCCACGCTGTTCAAGCTCGCTGAGGAAATGCAGCGCAACACCGAGAACGTTGTGAACCGTCTGCATCGTCATTGCCGCATAGGCAGGGTCACGAAGAAGGTGGTCATATACGGCGGGGAGCGCCTTGTGCCTCATCCCCGGCACTGGTGGGCCCCCGACCCGACGAGGCCAGCGCCATCGCCATACTTCTCCGGCGGGTATGTTCACACTGTCAAAGCCGGTGACGTGCCGATCGTGCCTGCTCACGGCTGCATTCTGTAGAAAATCCATATCGCGGAATGCTCATGTCTCACCGGCCAGAAGAAATGGTTTTGCGCGGCAGAGCCGAAACCTTCCGCTTTGGCGAGGTAACGGTAACGGTGGACACCGTAGCGCGCCTCACCATGACGCGGTTGCCCGATGGTGGTCTCGTCCCCGCAGATCACCGAGAGCAGCCAGGCCAAGCCGATATAGCGGAAGGTCTCGGCTACCCCAGCGCCGAGGCAATGAACGTCGAGCACGACATGCTCCATTCGCTGCTGGCCCATATCCTCGGGATGGATGCATCCCCAACACTGCAGGGCGTGGCAAGCGGCAAGCACTATCCCCATTGGCGGGAAGAAGAGAACGCGGTGTTTGCCCTTGCTGCCTACGCCAATGCGGCTGGTGTGGATCTGATGGAAGTGGCGAGGCGGTTTGGTGATGATTAGGCTCCTCGGATTTCTTGCCTTCAAGGCAGACCGACTTCTCGACAAGATCTGGGAAGCAGCGAACGAGTACGAGATCCGACGGCAGGACCAAGCCGCGGAGAAGCGCCGGGCATGGCTCATCACGCTGGACCCGGAGGAAGTCCGCAAAGAAGGCCGTCTCGCCTCGATCATTTTGGCAGGACAAGTGGAAGCGGCAAAGAGGGAGCCGCCCCCTGATTGGGACGTGCGTTTACGCTAATGCCCAGTAAGCTCAAGACCCTGCGCCCCCTCGTCGGCACCATTAAGCCCTTGGTGGGCAGGATGCCCGGAGACGAGAAGGCAAGGCACAGGGAGCGAGACAGCACCCAAGCCTACCGCCAATGGTACAAGACTGCTCGGTGGCAGAGGCTGCGCTGGTCCATCCTGGTCAGGGACAACTTCACCTGCAAGCGGTGCGGCAGGGTAGACGGTAGCAAGCGCGCCATGCACTGCGACCATGTCGAGCGTCATGGTGGAGACGAGGCCAAGTTCTGGGCCGGTCCATTCCAGACGCTATGCGCCCATTGCCACAACTCGGCAAAGCAGCGGGAGGAACGCAACCATGGCTGAGATGATCGACCGTCTCGTGGTCACGCTACAGGTGGACGACGAATGGCACGAGAACATCAGAGCGCTAGCCGACGAGGTAGCAGCTGAATACGCGCAGGCCTTCGAGGCTCGCATCCGTAAGGTGTCTACGACACGATGAGAGAGCGCGACGTCCGACTGAGCATTCAGAATGGGAAAGCCTCTCGGTGAGGCGCTGTGCGTCAATGCGGGCATATCCAGCCATAGGGGGGGAGGGTGAAACTCTGCAAAGGGTGCCGCCCCTAGACCCGCGTCCCAGGCATTCCTGCAATTTTTTTTGGAGCACCGTGAAATCAGCCATGGCCGGAAACAAAAACAGCGGTCGTCCAGAGTACGCACCGACGGATGACGAGCGCGAGAAGGTGCGGGTTCTCAAGGCCGGCGGCATGTCGAACGAAGCGATCGCCGAGGCTGTGGGGATTTCGGAGCCTACTTTGCGCAAGCATTTTTCTTCAGAGCTCGATCGGGGCTCCGCGAAAGTGCGGGCGGATCTGCTGATGGCGCGGTATCGCTCGGCAATGGGCGGCAACGTCGCGGCGCAGAACAAGATGATCGAGCAGGTGGCGGCATCGCAAGCTCAGGAGAAGCGCGCGCCGAAGCAGGAGAAGCTGGGCAAGAAGCAGGAGCAGAAGGTGGCGGCGCAGAACGTCGGCGGCCGGTACGCTCCGCCGTCCGCCCCTAAGCTGGTCGTGAGCAACGATAAGTGACCTGGGACACGAGCTGCGTCGATTGGGAGCGCCGGATTGTCGGGCGTGAAAGCCTGATCCCATTCGATCCGCTCTATCCGGAGGAGGCCGAGGCCGCCCTCGAAGTGTTCAAGGCGCTGAAGATCGTAGACGCCCCCGGCAGCCCCACCTTCGGCGAAGCCTGCGAGGAGTGGGTTTTCGAGTTCGTCGCCGCCATCTTCGGCGCATATGACCATGAGACGGCCAAGCGGAACATCCGCGAGTTCTTCCTCCTGATCAGCAAGAAGAATTCGAAGTCGACGATCGCCGCAGGAATCATGCTGACGGCGCTGATCCGCAACTGGCGCCACTCGGCGGAACTCCTAATCCTGGCGCCGACGATCGAAATCGCGAACAACTCCTATGGTCCGGCGGCCGACATGGTTCGGGCCGACCCGGATCTGTCGGACCTGCTGCACATCCAGGACAACTTCCGCACCATCACGCATCGGCTGACGGGCGCGAAGCTGAAGGTGGTCGCCGCGGACACGGACACGGTCGGCGGCAAGAAAGCAGCATTCGTCCTCGTCGACGAGCTCTGGATCTTCGGCAAGCGCGGGAATGCAGACGCGATGCTCCGCGAGGCGACCGGCGGTCTGGTGTCGCGGCCCGAAGGGTTCGTCATCTACCTCTCGACGCAGAGCGACGCGCCGCCGGCTGGTGTGTTCAAGGCGAAGCTGGATTACTTCCGGGACGTGCGAGACGGCAACGTGGCCGATCGCAAGAGCCTGGGGGTGATCTACGAGTTCCCCAAGGCCATGATCGAGGCCGAGAAGTATCTCGACCCGGCCAATTTCTACATCACGAACCCAAACCTCGGGCGCTCGGTGAGCCATGAGTGGATCGAAGAAGAGCTGGTCAAGGAGCTCGCGAAGGACAGCGAGACCCGCAACACCTTCCTCGCGAAGCACCTGAACGTCGAAATCGGCATGAACCTCCGCTCCAACCGGTGGCCGGGCGCCGACTTCTGGAGCATGCGGGCCGACGCGGACCTCGATCTGGACCGGCTGCTTGATCTCTCGGAGGTCGCGGTGGTCGGGATCGATGGCGGCGGTCTCGACGACCTTTTCGGAATGACCGTGATCGGGCGGGAGCGCGGAAGCCGGGACTGGCTGTCCTGGTCGCATGCCTGGTGCCACAAGGGCGTGCTCGAGCGGCGCAAGTCGATCGCCTCGAAGCTGGAGGATTTCAAGCGGGGTGGCCTTCTGACGATCGTCGACGACGAGCTGAAGGACATCTCGGAAATCATCGAGATCATCACCGACATCAAGTCCCGCGGCCTGCTGGCTTCGGTGGCGGTCGACCCGGCAGGGCTGGGCGAGATGATCGAGGCGCTGGCGGAAGCCGGCATCACTCAAGAGGAAGGCAATCTCGTCGGCGCCCCGCAGGGTTACGCCATGATGAACGCCATCAAGACCGCCGAACGCAAGCTCGCGAACGGCACCCTTCGGCATGCGCCGTCCGCTCTGATGGACTGGTGCGTGTCGAACCTGAAGATCGAGCCCACGGCAACCGCCATCCGGGCGACGAAGCAAAACGCGGGCGACGCGAAAATTGACCCCGTGATGGCTCTTTTCGATGCCGTCACGGTGATGAGCCGGAACCCTGAAGTCAAACGCGAGGCCGCTTACCAGATGCTGGTCCTCGGCTGATCCACCCACATCCCTTACAGAATTGGAGGTCGTCATGACTGTGACGCGCCGCGCATACTCGTATCTGACCATCAAGGCGGTGAACGAGGAAAAGCGCATCATCCGCGGCATTGCCACGACGCCGGCCGTCGACCGTGTGGGCGATGTCGTCGAGCCCCTGGGGGTGAAGTTCAACAACCCGATGCCGTTCCTCTGGCAGCACGACGCCCACAAGCCCATCGGCACGGTGAAGTTCGACAAGCCCACGAAGGACGGCATCACGTTCGAGGCGGAACTCCCGTCGCTCGATGAACCTGGCACGCTGAAGGACCGGGTGGATGAAGCGTGGCAGTCGATCAAGCTCGGCTTGGTCCGCGCCGTCTCCATCGGCTTCCGCGCCATCGAATACAGCTTCATCGAGAATGGCGGGATCCGCTTTTCCGAAACTGAGGTCTACGAACTCTCCGCCGTCACGATCCCGGCCCAGGCCGAGGCGGTCATGACGAGCATCAAGAACATGGACGCGAGCGGCCTCGCGATCATCAAGTCCTTCGACACGAACGCTCCCGCCGCGACCGGCACCATTGAGCGTCCTGCCGATGCCTCTCCCGGCGCCACGGGAAAATCCAAGCACTCCATCAATCTCTCTCTGAAGGAAAACCCAGCTATGAAAACCATTGCTGAACAGATCGCGGCGCTGGAAGCCTCGCGGCAGGCCAAGTCCGCGCGCATGGCAGAAGTCATGCAGAAGTCCATGGACGAAGGCCGTTCGACCGATCAGGCCGAACAGGAAGAATTCGACACGCTGGCTGAAGAAGTCGAAGCGATCGACGGCGACCTGAAGCGCCTGCGCGTCATGGAAAAGAGCCAGGCCACCGGCGCGAAGCCGGTCATCGCCAACCAGATCAAGACGGCCGCTGACGGCTCTGCCGCCCGCGCTGGTGTCCTGATCAAGGCGGCGGCTCCGGAAAAGGGCATCCGCTTCGCTCGTTACGCCCGCTGCCTGGGCCTCGCGCGCAAGGGCGGCCGTGACCTGATGTCGGTCGTCGAAGAACAGTACGGCACCCGCGACCCCGATCTCGTCGGCGTCGTGAAGGCGGCTGTCTCCGCGGTCAATACCACGACGGATGCGGCACTCATCGGCAACGAGGGCGGCTTCGCTGACTTCGTCGAGTTCCTGCG